GGGGTGAGTTAAAAAGATTGTTACCGAAGTAATTATGTGGTGCGTGATATGTTTGCCCATTATACAGGATAAGCCGATTAAATTTATTCTCAATAGTCTGAACAATTTTAAAATTATTATGATTAAACTCTTGCTTATATTCGCCAAAAAATTTAATAAAATTAACATCTTTTGTCGTTGATGCGATTGGAAATGCATCAATATTTTTATATCCATCCTCGTTAATACATTCGCAAAGAATAGTTCCAGATCCATCTGGAGGATTTTCATTTAGATAAATCAATCCAGCTAAACCTTCGGTGTCTTGGTGAATCAATCCACACTTATGAAGTGCTGATGTAACATGAAAAGAGGAATTAAATTGTGTTAGTTTTTTACCTACAATAGTTTCAATGGACGTGATTAAATGTTGGTTGATATCTTTGGGAACACAACATCGAATCCCTGGATAATTGTATCCCCCATCGTTCATAATGCAACTGTGCTCTTTTTTAAATAAATCTAAGGCAATCTTTCTAGTGTGATGAGGATTATCAAAGAAATCATCAATGATAATAGGAAGGTTCTTCATTTCTTCAAAGTAATCATTTTGATGAACTTTTTATGACTGATCCAGAATAAACTATCCTCATAATTTTTTGCGTTTTGAAGTTCGGTTTGAGACGTTCCCCCAAGATTATATTCCATGTATTCGTGACGTATTTTATTCACGTCAAACCACTCAAGACCATAAAGAATTGGAATGTAGTTGACAGCATTGAACATTCCCCAAGGACAATAAACATCTACATCCATTGGCATACGATTCTTCCACATCTCAAGATAACTTTGAAGATTTGGAGTGAGTTTGAGATTATACTTAACCTCTTTCCAAAACTCAGTATCTTCTCTCTTCACCAGATAATGTGCCTGAACATAATCAACGATGTTGTCAAAGATATTATTAACTCTTTCATTGCATGTGTCAACATCATACGATGGTAGATGGTGAGCGAAGCAGAGCATCTGTTGAATCACACTGCCAATGGATGTTGCTTCCAAAGGTTCCACAAAACTCTGTGACAATCCTACGGCATAACTATTCTTATGCCATGCTTTTTCTAATCTACCAGGATCAAATCGGAACTCTTTTGCAATATCTAACTTCTGACCATATGCTTCTTCCATTTCCTGATGAGCTTCATCCTTTCCAATGAACCCATCACAATAAACATATCCATTTCCAGTTCTTCCCTGTACTGGAATTGTCCATGACCAACCAGCATTTCTTGCTGTAGCCATGGTGTATTTGTTATATTCCTCCATCTCTTCTGTTGGAAATGCAATAGCAGAGTTGACAGGAAGATATTCAGAATATGATTTCCATTTGATACCATATGTTTTCTCATGAATCAATCTCTTGAATCCACTACAGTCAACAAAAAAATCTGCATGATATTCATGATTATCAGAAAAAACACATTTCATCTCACCAGTTTCAAACAATTGTGTGCCAGTCAAATCATCCTCAATAACATCAATGTCTCTCTTGATACATTCCTTGTGTAGAAACTTATTGAGTGCAAAGGTATCGAAATGATACTGATTAGATGGTGAGTTATCATGATTATTAAAGGCATCCATTGACACCTCATTTCTCCAAGTTCCAGGAGTTTGCATAGAACTTGGAGGTAATTGATTTGTAATTACATGTGCATAATTGTAGAAGTAACTTCCTCTCGAATTGGCATGAGGATTTCCAATATTATGCATGAAATCATGTTCAGCCCAGTTCTTAAAATACACACCAATCTTAATGGTAGCATTTGCTTCAAGAATAGATGCTAACTGAGGAATACCAACGTATCTACAGAATTGTGCCCAATGTTCTGTCGAACTCTCACCAACTCCAACAATACCAACTTTGGAAGATTCAATGATTCGAATATTTTTTGATGGGAATGTGGTTTTAAGAATAAGTGCAGAAATGCAACCAGCAGTTCCACCACCTACGATAATAATATCATTTATTTTCTTCATACTCTTTCATCAATTCCTTTGTAATTCTATCATATTCCCATCGTTTGATGAGATTTGTAATGGGATTCTTTGGATGAAATCGAATCATCCAGATTAAACTTTCAGTCTTAACACCAATCCATTTGACAATAAGATTTATAAATGTTGCGACATTTTCATCCACCCACATCATGTAGGCTATGATGCCAAATATCACTAATAGAGTAGATTGAAATGCCATCTGACTCAAGTAAAATACTATTTAATCATTCACAGAAAGCATCGCCCACAATCGCACCTCCAAGAATACCAAGAGGAATTGACCATGGCATAGCATCTGATTTTGAAATAGCTCCAGCAACACCAGCACCTACAATCGCACCTACACCTGTAGCAGCACAAGGTTGATATGATCTCTCTGATGATCTTCCATAACTTGTACTCCCACCACAAGGTTTCTGATAACTCTGAGTATCTACATAACCCTGCTGATAATTTCCATAGCGATCATACCCACCAGGAATATACTTTTCCTTATAGGTTGTACAAACTTGATAGGTCGAAGTTTGTTGTGCAAGAACTGGTGTTGGAATCAACAAACAAATTAGAAGAAATGAAAGTTTTTTCATGATACTTTTTTCTGATGATCCTTAATGTACTTATGGGCTTGTCTGATAGTATTTACCACATCAAGTTGTTGCCCATTATGAATAATCATAAGTTTCTTATCAAATGGAACTGCTGCGTACATTCTATCGTCAGTAATAAATCCTTCCTTCATACTAGAAACTCCTTTTCATATTCGATAAGATCTTCAGGGACATCAAGAATGTTCGAATCAATCGGTTTGGATTGATTCCATCGGGTTGTACCCTCAGGTCTCTTGTTCAATTTGATTCCCAAATGAGAATACTTCAAATGGGTTGGAATCTTAACCTGGTAGTTGACCCCATCATTTGAGGTCAGGGCAGCCAGGGCATCGTTCTCCTGCTGAGTGACCACGATTGTTTGACAACACTGCCAAAAAATGGTTTTGAACTTGTCAAAGTCGGTCAAATACACCTCTGGGTGATCCAGAATCATGCGGCCAATGAATTGTGGAGACAAATAGTGGTCATGTACGACCTTTTGCTTTACACTTTTGTTTTTGAGCGCATTTTCGCTGATCAGGCCGGTAGGATTGGGCAGACCCGCGTCGAAGACACCGATATAATAGATTCTGGTAATGGGGCGGGCAAATTCGGGGCGACCCCAGTTATGCAAATTAGCTTTGAGACTATTAAATGTAGTCTCACAGTAGATTGTCCAGTCCTTCATCGCTTCACCACACTCACAGCAGGTTCACCTTTGTGGAAGATGGTATCAACCACTGCCTGCACCTTGCGAGAGGTGCTGATACCCACACTATCATACACAGGCACACAAACCAGACCAAAAGTCTTGGATTTGTCACCCAGTCGAATGACACGGCCAATGGTCTGAGAGATACCAATGTAGTCCATGTTTCGCATGAACAACACTGCCTCAAGACCAGACACGTTGATACCCTCAGAAAGGATGCTATGATGAATCACAACAAACTTCTTGGAGGAATCTTTACCCCAGGCATTGAGAGTGTCAAAGAACACCTCACGGTTGACCTTCTGACCATCAATCACAGCACCAGTCTTGGATGTAATCATCATCCAAGAATAACCACGCTGCAATAGTTGCTGACAGAAATCAGATTCTGCCACCAAACCGATGATTTGTTTGGTGGTGCGAGCACAAATCAGAACCTTCTTGACATCCTGCTCATCAATCGTTTCGATCAGATTGTCAGCATCACGGGAGAAAACAACCTGCTTACCTTTGACCATCGGCAGTTGCTTGACAACAACCTTAGGAGGAAGAATATAACCTTGCTCCACCAGTTCGGGTGCAGGAACCTGACAGATTACCTGACCGTAGACCTCAGGCATGTTCATGCCTGGTTTAGAAACAGTCAGAGAATGTTTGGGAGTGGCCGTGAAGAAATAGCAGCGATCTGCAATCTCAGCAAAGTGCTTGGTAGCAGGGAAGAAGTTACGCTGAACGCTATT